GGATTTCAACAATTGGAGCAAATGCCTGAATGGTACCAGTACAGCTTGGGCGTTATTGTTGCTGCAAGCTTTGGAGTCCGCTCGGCAACAAAGTTCTTTGGAAAAAAATAATGAAATTTATAAGAAAAATAATAGATAGATTACTTAATTCAATTGTACCAGTTGAATTCGGCGGTGATATGGCGGAGCACAGGAAGCATACAACTAAGTATGAGGATTTGTGTAAGTAATGACTGTAGAAGCCTTTCTAAAATGGAAGATACTTCCTAGATTTATGATGTTAGCCAGCACAGTAATGTCTTGGCGGTGCGCTGAATGGTTCATGGATTTGCCCGACCCTACGGCGTCACAATCTGCTTTCGTAAGCGTAGTAATGGGCGTGATGACAGGTGTCTTTGGAATTTGGATGGGGCACGAGCATAAAGGGGATAATGTAGTTGAAAGCCGCAGCAACAAGACTAAACGAGGCTAGCGAAGTCACTATTCCTTTACGGAATTTGATTAGTATGATTGCGTTTACTGCAGTCAGCGTCTGGGTTTATTTTGGCCTAACCGAACGTATTTCGTTTCTTGAACACAACTTAGAATTGACTATGCAAGAGGTTGAAGAAAATGACGACTGGATTGATAAGTTTGAGCCACCTAAATCTGTACAGGATACAGTGGGTAGAGTCCACGAACTAGAAATAGAACTGGCCAAACTAAAGTTGCAGATAGAAAATCTGCATGACTAAAAAAAGTCCTTGTGTAGGAATTTGCGTTCTGGATAAAGAACGTATAAGATGCATCGGCTGTGGGCGTACCATGGACGAAATTATTAACTGGGGTAAAACTAAATGAAGTACGATAGAGCACATTATATTGAAAAGCTGATAAAGCACGAAGGCATTGTGCTGAACGTATATAAGGATTCCCTAGGAATTGATACTATTGGTATCGGCAGGAACTTAGAAGACCGTGGTATTACTCAAGAAGAGCTAGACGATTTAGATATTCCTAACATGGGTCACATCTATGAATACGGCATAACTGAAGAAGATGCGGTTTACTTAGCCACTAACGATATTGAGATTGTTGAAGAAGAGCTATGCCGAGCCCATAGTTGTGTAGAAGAATTAGATGCTGTACGTCAGTTAGTTGTAATGGATATGGCTTTTAACATGGGTGTGCCACGTCTTTGCAAATTTAAAAATATGTGGGCGGCTATTTATGACGGTGATTACAATACTGCAGCTGTAGAAATGCTGGATTCACGTTGGGCTACACAAGTTGGCACACGTGCGATTAAGTTATCCAAAGCTATGGAAGAGGGGAAGTTTTCAAATGACTAATAAAAATAGCGGCTATTCTGGGGTGGATATGTCCGTAATTTCTACCAAACGTGAAGAAGCACCAGAAAGTACATCCACTGATTTGCCAAAACCTTATCCAGCTAGTGCCCCTCCAAGAATGCATAAGGAATATTATGAAAAATACGTAGCCCCTAAGATTACAGGAAGCAAGGCTATTGATGCCACTCTTTTTAAATATGCTAAACGTGCTGAGGCTGCTGGTGCTAAGTTACCAAAAATGCTACAAGGCAAAACGTTCCAAGAATACCTAGAATCACAGGGTATGAAAACAACCGCTAAAAAACGTGGCGGAACAAACCTTCGTAAGCGGAAGCCTACACCATCTATTATGGAATTGCCCACTGTTGGTAAAAAACAACGTTAATGCATCGTGTAGAAGCTGACATACGAAAGTGGTCACATGAATTTCTTGAAGTACCTAATGAGAAACTTAATGGACTACCCCCGTGTCCCTATGCAAAGCAAGCATGGCTAGACAACAAAGTTGTATTCAGTGTCAACACCGGAATTGATGGCCTAGCTAAAGAAGTTGCAGACTTTGACCAACATGATTATGATATAGTTGTATGGGCTAGCGAATATTTACCTGATATGCACTACTTGGATGGGTGGTGCGATGGCGTAAACGAAGCCATGTCCATTGCCGGTAAAGATATTCATCTAATGGTATTTCATCCAGATTATGATGCTGAAAAAGCAGGTCTAGGATTTTTAATTGAAGACGGTGTAGTAGACAATAGCCTTACCTACTGCATGGTATTTGTACAAAGGCTATCAACCCTTGATGATGCAGCATTGAGTCTGGAGAAATCTGGGTATTATAAACACTTTCCTACGGATGTGTATGAATCATTAGTAATAGAGAGAAGGAACTTACGTAATGAAGGGCAAAACTAAAATGGCATCTAAGAAAATGCGCGGCGGCGTTGCAACTAAAAAAATGCGCGGTGGCGGAATGGCTAAAATGGCATCTAAGAAAATGATGCGCGGCGGTGTAGCTAAGAAAATGATGCGCGGCGGGACGACAAAAAAGAAATGAGAAAGCAAGCACTTTATTACTTTGCAATGGCTTTGCTTAATATTGGTAAGCCCTTTACTTGTATCGGTAACTGGTTTTGGAAAAAGCACAGAGATGTGCTAGACTGGAATAAGTAATGCCGGTATTAGGGGGCGGCTCAAAGTTCCGTACAGAAATAGTGGCGCTGGGTACTACCAACAAAACTAATGTGTACACTGTACCTGCAAACTTTTCTTCACATTTAGAAAACTTGTTTGTAAGTAACAATCACACAGGCAACGTGACTTTGAGCCTACATCTTTTTCATGCAGACGATAATACAGAGTATGACCTACTGACTACACATGCTATTTCAGGGGGTTCATATGAGTCTATCTTTACTGTAGACAGACCTTTGTATCTACACGCTGGTGATATCATCAAATGCACAGCGGATACAGCAAGCAAGCTAGTTGTTACCACATCATGTGAAGAATTTTTTGACCCTAATAGATAGGATACAGAATGCCGCCACGTAATCATAAAGACTGGATTAAAACGCCCAAAGTTGAATATATCAATTCACTCATTTACTCCGACCAGTCTTTATATGAGCAGGAAGTAGAAAATATATTCTCCAAAGTGTGGGTTCCATGCTTTCATAAAAGCGAACTTCCTAACTCTGGCAATTTCAGAACCGGTCAAATAGCAGGGCAGAATATCCTTGCTTATAATACTGGTAAGGAAATTAGAGCATATCGTAATTATGACGTACTACAGCCTTCGGGTACTTTTGCCGCCCCACTAGTTACGTCAGAGCCTAAGTTACATTGCGAGGTGAAGCATGGTGGTATGGTTTGGATTACGTTAGACCCCAATCCTACCATGTCAGTGGAGGAATGGACTTGCGGTGCTTTTGATTGTATTGCTGATGCGATTGATACGGAAGAAATGGAAGTCTTTCACTACCACAAAGCCGTAATAAATACTAACTACAAGCTGTGGCACGATACTAATAGCGAGTTCTACCATGATTTCATGCATTACTTCAATCGTGTATCAGGATTTAACGATGAGTATTTCGCTAGAAAGAATATCCCTTTTGATAATGGTCATGTTAACGTCAGCAGCTTTACTGTTAACTATGAAGAGTATGACGGATTTGAGGATAGGGGGGAGTTATCTTTTCCCAATCTGCCACCAAACCAGTGGTACATGGTGGACTTATTCCCCGGCTATAACTTTAACTTACGTGGCAGTGCCTACCGTAGTGACAGCGTAACACCACTAGGACCAAACAAAGTACTGATTGAGTTTCGTGGATATGGCTTGAAGAAAGATACCCCTGAAGAACGGCAGACACGCATCAAACATCATAACTCTATCTGGGGACCATTCGGTAGGAACTTACACGAAGATTTGATTGGCGTAGCTGGTCAGGGCACAACAATGCGTACCGGCACAGAACCTCGTAACATTCTGCATGGTAGACACGAGAATGGTACAATACATGATGAAGTTGGGATGCGCCACTACTATGCTGAGTGGAGCAAGTGGATGGGCGTAGAAGCGAGTAGCCCATGTCAATTGGCGGCGTAGTAATGTTTTGTGTCGCTGTTGCGAACTCCTCAGAGGTAAGCATAGTTGTACACGATACTCATAAATGGCTATCCCTTTGTCATGTAGCTGTAACTGAACACGGATTTGATAATCCTGATGCAAATTGCTTTTGTGTTAAAATGGATAAAGAAAAAAAGTGATTGTATTTGTATTATATGTGTACTTGGGTGCCAATGTAATAGACCAAACACAGAAGTTTGTAGACATGGATAGATGCCTATACTTTGCTGAAAGGTTGTCCAGACAACAGGCGGTTCCAGCGGGTGGTGGTAAAAGAAAAAAAATAACTGCAGTATGTAGACCACAACCCAAGTAGGAACCCCTAGCCATGATTGCCGAAACTTTAGCAGGAATAGCATTGGTAAAAAGTGCTGTGGACGGCATTAAATCTGCAATCGGCACTGCTAATGATATAAGTGATATTGCTGGCCATATAGATAACCTATTTGCTGGCGAAAAACAAGTACAACAAGAACGTGCTAAAAAAGCTGGTGTAGGTATAACAGACCAGTTTGGCGTAAACAATGTAGCACGTGATGTTATTGACGCTAAAATTGCAGCAGAAAAATTACAAGAAGTAGCCACTATGGTAGATATGCGGTTTGGGCATGGTACGTGGAAGGGCATTTTAGTTGAAAGGCAGAAGCGAATACAAGAAGCTAGGGAAGCAGCGGCTAAAGCCAGAAGAGAAGCCCAACGGGCACACGACGAAATGATGGAAAATGTAAGGATGACTGCGCTAGTCAGTATAGTAATTGGCACTGCCGTAGGTCTTTTATTTTTAGCATTGGCTATTTTACCTAAATAATTAAACAGAGGGCAACGGATGACCAAGCGTAACTATAGAGCTGAGTATGATAAATACCATGCAAAGCCAAAGCAAAAGAAACGACGGGCATCTCGTAATGCGGCTAGAGCCATTATGGCTAAAAAGGGCAAAGTTACTAAGGGTGACGGTAAAGACGTACACCATAGCACTGGCAATCCCATGAATAACAAAAAACTAGCTGTCAAATCTCGTAGCGCAAACCGCTCTTTTGCGCGAACTAAATCAGGAAAAAAGGTGAACCCCCGTGCCTAAACAACTTACAGAATTACAAAATAACTTCTTAGATGCCCTATTTGGCGAAGCTAAGGGTAGTTATGCTAAAGCTATGCGTTTAGCTGGGTACTCGACAAGTACTAATCCGTATGCTATAATACAGTCATTACGTTCTGAAATCATAGAACGTGCTGAATTAGAGATGGCTGCTAATGCGCCTAAAGCCGTTTTATCAATGGTTGGCGTTATTGATGACCCCTCAGCCGTAGGTAATAGAGAAAAACTAGCCGCTTCTCAACAGGTATTGGATAGAGTCGGCCTTTCTAAAGTAGAAAAACTAAACGTTTCTTCAGATAAACCAATTGGGGTATTTATTTTACCAGCAAAAGATGATGACACTAGCTCAGAAATTGAATCCAACTGAACGATACGAAAGAACTAATGGCCCCAGAGTACCGTGGGGATACAAAAGGTCAGAACACGACCCTCAGCTCCTAGAGCCCGTTAATGAGCAATTAGAGGCGCTGGAGCAGGGTCTAGACTACTTGAAGGCATCCTCCTACCCAGAAGTAGCAAGATGGCTTACAGAGTACACAGGGCGCTCTATAACCCCTATGGGTCTGTGGAAACGTGTAAA